GGTCAGTTGGAATGATCCGACGGACTTCTACCGGCAGAAGGTTCAGTACGTCGATGATGCTGATGGTATCGCCCGTTATGGTGTACAGCAGACGGAGATCACTGCTACCGGTTGCACGTCTCAGGCCCAGGCCCAACGCATTGGTAAGTGGGCACTGCTGACCAATCGCCTGGAAACTGAAAGTGTCACCTTCTCGGTCGGCCTGGACGGAACGCTGGCGCGTCCGGGGCAAATTATCCGTGTGGCTGACAACGACCGTGCCGGCCGACGGATTGGTGGTCGCCTGCGTGGTGCAACGATCGATACGCTGACCCTGGATGCCCACGTGACCGCCGAAGCTGGCGATACTCTCACCTTGGTCATGCCGACCGGCAAAGCCGTGTCGCGTGTGATCAAGTCAGTGAGTATCAGTGACGAGGCGCAGCGTGTGGTCCTTACTCAGCCTTTGAGCGAGTTGCCGCCGGCGCAGTCGATGTGGGCCATTGATTCCGTTTCTCTGGCTGCACAGCAATTTCGCGTGTTGTCGATTGCTGAAGACTTCACCGACACTGAAATCAAGTACAGCATCAGCGCCGTCAAACATGTGCCGAGCAAATACGGCGCAATCGACAACGGCTCCCGCATCGAGCGCCCCCCTGTCACGGTGATACCGCCAGGCGTTCAGGCGCCGCCGACCTCAGTCACGATCAGCAATAACCACTTCGTCGATCAGGGCAGTGCAGTCGGTGTGATGACCATCGAGTGGGCGCGCCCGGCAAACGCCATTGCATATGAAGTTTACTGGCGCAAGAACGACAGTGAATGGGTATATGCCGGTCGAACCGGCGGTTCGTCGATGGAGGTACGCGGCATTTATGCCGGGCGTTACGTGGCCAAAGTGCGAGCCATCAACGCGCTGGACATCGGCTCGATCTATGCGACTTCGGTGGAAACGCAACTGTCCGGGAAAACCACGCCACCGCCTTCAGTGACTTTCCTCAAGGCTGACAGCTTGCTGTTCGGTATCGGCCTGAAGTGGGAGTTCCCCGCAGGCGCTGAAGACACGCAGCGAACCGAAATCTGGTACGGGCCAACGGCAAACCTTGAAGCCGCTACCAAGCTGGCCGACCTGGCTTATCCGCAAAGTGATTACACAATGCAGAGCCTGCTGGCCGGCACGTCGTTTTTTTTCTGGGCTCGGCTGGTTGATCGCACGGGCAATATCGGGCCTTGGTATCCGACTGGCAATGGTGTGCTGGGTCAAGCCAGCTCCGAGGCCGGACCGATTCTCGACATGCTCGCGGGTAAAATCTCGCAGACCGAATTGGGGAAAGACCTGCTCAGCGACATCGAGAAGATCCCCGGACTGCAGAGCCAGATTGATGCCCTGGACGAAAACTATGACCCGACCCGTACCTACGCGAAATCTACCCTCGTGCGTCAAGCAGATCGGTTGTATCAGGCCAAGGCGCTCGTCCCCGTCAATTCGCCACCACCGAACGCCGAGTATTGGGTCGATGTAGGGCAAACAATCGAGACCGCTACCGGTCTGGTTCAGCAGGTCGGGACCAATACCGCTGATATCAGCAAGATCGACGGCGCGGTAACGGCTCAGGCCGCGGCATTTCAGGCGTTGCGTGCAGCGTCTCGAGATGACAACGGTGAAGGCGAGCTGGCAGATGCGCTCAAGGGCTGGACCAGTACGGCCGCCATTGCCACGGAAAGCAGCGTCCGGGCATCACAGAATGAGGCCACGGCGCAACGTCTTTCAACTGTTGAGGTCACCACTGATCTGAACACGGCAATTGTTACTTCGCTCGAGAAAGCGGTGACAACCGCTAACGCTGCGACAGCCTCGAAAATTGACCAGTTGACCACACAGGTCGGGCAAAACAATGCGACCGTGAGAGAGACCGCAACTGCACTGGCGGATACCAGCGGCAAGTTGTCGACCTTGTGGTCGGTGAAAATGGACACAACTGCAGGTGGCCAGAAATATGCAGCGTCGTTCGGCCTAGGCCTTCAGGTTGATCCGTCCGGTGTTTCATCGCAATTCGTCGTGCGTGCGGACACCTTCATGTTGTTGAACCTGGCCAAAGGCACACCGACGTCACCGTTCACGGTCTCTGGTAATCAGACCTTCATCAATTCTGCCTTCATCCAGGACGGCACGATCACCAATGCAAAAATTGGTAACGTCATCCAGTCCACGGCATTGGCGAACAATGGCACGCCCATTTGGACGCTGGACAAAGGTGGACGATGGACGGTGGTGGATCAGGCCGGCACGGTGCGGGTTGAAATGGGGATGCTCTCAACATGACATTCGGATTCAGAACGTTCGACGCGCAAGGGAGAATGTCCATTGATGTAACTGATCGGGCACTGAGAGTCATTCATTCGATGCCCGTAAAGTTTGCCGATTCTGGAACTTTTGCTTTGCCTGGTTTCAACTCAAACAATGCAACTGCCTATGTGGTCGGCAACGAGGTCAATAAGCGTCCGGTGTGGGCATTTATGCGCGATGGTTATGTCGAGTGGGGATTCTATGGCTGGTGGAACACTGCTTACCACACCGCCGGAACGCTTTATGTGGTAGCGAAATCATGAGTAATTTCGGACTGCTTGTGCGTAATGCTGGCGGCGCGACCATTATCGACAGCAAGTTCCATAATCTTGGAATTTTGCTGGAGCAAGACATAGTGGTAAGTACGAGTGCCTTGTATCAGTTGGCCTTTCCATATCCGGTGACCTCGGCAGCACCGCCCATTTTGGCCGTCAGGGCATGGGACAATCCTGCGCTGTTCTATGACAGCGTCCAGTATCAGGGAGGGCCGGGAAACTGGACTGGAGCGGTGCTGGCCTTTATCGGTAACGGCGGACATACAACCCAGAACATTGCCATACGTGTTTATGCCTATAACCTTCGTTCCGTCAGCGGTTACGGAATGCGCGTGCGTAATGAACGCGGGGAAGTCGTGTTTGATTCCCTGCTTCGCCCTCCGGTCTTTGAACGAGAGTTGGGTGGCACTCCCCAGGATTGGATACTGGTCTCCGGACAGCCGATCGCGGGTGCGGCACGCATGGATATCTATCGTCCCGCTTCATGGATCACCCGCTCGAATACCTATCTGGCTGTCGGGATGGCGCTTGATGTCGAGCTGGGGCAAGTGGCAGTCAATGGCGTGACAGTAAACGCGATCACTTATATTCGATGGGGGTTCGCTGCCAATGGCGAACCCAGATTGATGCTCGATTCACGTACCGGCTTCACTACGAATTATCCGGGGATTCCCCAAGCTATCTACTATTCGATGCCGGCCATTCCGATCATCAAAGAATAGCCGTCCCCGCTGGACAGGCGGACAACGTATGTCTTTTGTCCGGTCGTTGCCGCGTTCTGCAATTTTCTAACATTCCTGGAGTACATATGCCCTGGTATAAAACTGGAACAGTCACTGTCGTCCAGAATTCAACCACCGTCACCGGTAGCGGCACTGCGTTCATTGCCAACGGCCGTGTAGGTGATGCTTTTCGAGGCCCCGATGGGGAGTGGTACGAAGTCATTAATATCGCCAGCGACACGGCGCTATCCATTGCACCGGAATACCGTGGCAGTTCCGCGAGCGGGCCGTATGCGCTGGCGCCCATGCAAGGCTACGTCAAGGATTCTGCGGATCAATTGCGCACCATCGTCAATCAGTATGGAGCGAAGCTTGCGGGGCTTGGCGCAACCGCCAACTTCGATGTACTGCCAGTTTCCAGAGGGGGAACCAGTAGCACAACGCCCGCCGCTGCTCGCGCTGCTCTGGAGCTGGGCAGTGCCGCCTCAGCCACCCTTCAAGCCACTCCCAGCGATGCCACCGCCGGGCGCGTCATGCAGGTCGGAGCATTTGGAATCGGCGGTGACGCCCCGGTATACGCTGGAAATATCGATGACGTGGCGGCTGTTCCGGCAGGCCGATGTTTTGTCATTAACACCAGCACCGGGGGGAAGCCGCCCAATGCAAGTTACGGCCTGATGGACACCATCAAGATCGTTGGTCAACCGGTGCATCAGGTCTGGCACGAAGTCGACGGCATTGCTGCCGGCGGCACCAAGCGCAGTTGGGAGCGTGATCAGTACGGTACCGGCGCCTTCGGCGCATGGCGAATGATTTACCGGCAGAACAACATCCTCGGCGTCGTCTCGGGGGCCGGTGTGCCTACCGGAGCCATTATCGAGCGAGGGGCCAATGCCAATGGTGAGTACACCAAATTCGCGGATGGCACACTTGTCTGCTGGAAGGTGATTGCCACCAACTCGACGGGTACCTATGCCGTGGGTGCATTGTTCGGCAGTGATGCTTATGCCCCGGGTGCCTATCCATCAGCCTTTGCATCGATTCCCACTGTGACGTCGGCAGCGATTGGCAAGGTCTACGCCGACTGTGTAATGGCCAGCGCCTGGATCCCTCCGACGATCGCCAACTGGGGCGCCTGGCGCGCTATCGCAACAACGAACGTAGCCTCGGCTGCGCAAATCAATTTGATCGCAATAGGCAGGTGGTATTGATGAACATTGTTCTGTCTCCGCAACGCAGAGAGGATGCTCTGACGCTGCACAAGTCGGGTGCGCTGATCACGGTGAACGGCGATACGTTCGATTTTTCGCGGTTGTCCGACGGCGACACGCTACCGCGAGCAGCAATCGACTCTGAATGGTTCGTGGGTGACGTTTTCCACGAGAACGGCCATTTGACCCTTCACCTGTTGCTGCCGATTCCGGCCGATTACAGTCAGGCGCAAGCGTTTCCTGCCGACTTGATCGATATCCCTGACGGTGACGTGGCATTGCCACAGCCGTTGTCGCAAGCGGAGGTTCAAGTATGAACATCGACTGGTCGCAATTGATCACCAAAGCCATGAAAGAGGCAGCGGCTGCCGCAGCACGATTGACCGAAGCTCAAGCACTGCTCAAGACCAGAAACGAAGCGGCCGCAGTGCAGGTCGTGCGCATTCAGGACCGTATCGAAACCCTCGGTTACGGCATCGATCTGGGGGAGGCGACGACTGAAGATAAGGCGGAACAGCAAGCACTGCTTGCCAACCTGAAACAATGGAAAGCCTACAAGTTCAGTTTGGGCAAAGTGAGCACACAACCGGCATGGCCCGTTGCGCCAGAGTGGCCTGTTCAGCCCGATGTTCCGGTGATTGTGGTTGACGCGGTCTTGGCGGGCTGACTGGCTTGCTGACAGCTACCTCATCGAGATCGTCATGA